GATTTGGTGTAGGCCCAAGAATAAAGTTAGCTTGGACATTACCAGCGCCTACTGTGGCAGTCGCATCAAAGAAACCATAATACTCCGGTCTTGCCTGAGTTGATTGGGCGGGGTAGGCTTCTCTAATGAAATTAACATCTTTCTCCAACAGGTAGCCTTCACTGCCAGAGGTTGTCACGAACAAAGAAAAAGGAGCCAAGAAATCACTTGGAGTGGATAGATACTCATTTCCGCTAGTTAGTGTTGATGTAGCGTTTTTACGAAAGTTCTCTAAGTCAACATTGACAAGAATACGATCTTCGGCAGAGCGAATAAACACAGGCAGATTCGTTACGAATCCTGTCTCGTCATTCTCTGTAAAGTCTTGTATGGCCTGTTTTAGCTCTCCGAATGTAAAAGACATTACTCAATCCTTACGATAGCTGTGCCGGATGCCGCTGTTGGAAACTCTACTGTAAATGTTGAATTGCTAGAGCTTTGGTTGGCCCCGAAGTCATAACACGCAACAGCCTTGTTTGATTTACTGCTGTTATAAATTAAAGCGCCTCTTGCTGTAATAGTAGAGTTTGAGAAGGTTACATCGTTAAAATCAACAAATGCAACGCCATTGCTGGTAGTTGGCGCTACTGTTGTTAACGTTGCCCCTCCGGCAGTGTAAGCAGTGCCAGAGACTTCATCGCTTGTAGAATACGCTGTTGTTGCCGAGCCAAGTGTAGCGGTATCGGCATACAGAGCCATCTTAAATGTATCTGTTGTAAAATCGTGTTCAGCTTCAAGAATCTCTTGCTTGAAACTTGTACACATAGTTGTGGTAATTGCCATTTCTTACTCCTAAAGTGTGTTCACCTTGTAACCCATACCGCTATGAACTGTGCAGTAAGTATACAGTGTTGGTGCGCCTACCGCCACCGTGATCTGAGTATAAGCCCCAGACGTTCCCGGTGTGCCTACTGTTGTCACCCCCGTAGTGTATTGCGATCCGCCGCCATGAGTGCCATCGGGCGTGGTTGAAAAGCGAAGAGGGTGGCCTGAATTACTGGCGTCTGATTGATCGTAACGATATGTAGAGCCTTCATTTACGTTTACGCCAGAAGCTCCCGGCAGTGTGCCGCTTTGGTAATACTTGTTACCGCTTCCGGGATTAGCAACAGTAATGGTATAAGTCGCCGCTAAACCTCCTGAAACAGAAGCAATCGGAACTGTGACTGCTCCTTGAGCAGAAACCCCAGTAAGCGGAACTATAATATTTTGAGGAAATGGAATTGTGCCAACTCTGCCTTGACCAGCAACCCCTGTAAGAATAACCCTTACATTGGTAGGAATTGTTGTTCCTGTTGTTTTTAGCTCACCAGCCTTTGCTCTTAAAAAAGGAACTGGAACGGTCTTCAAAGTAGCAGAGTCAAAAGCTGGCAATTTAACAGTTACAGACTCTATTTTTCTCTCAGGACGAGGGTTTAACAATGCTTGAGGGTCATTTATACGCAAGCGGCCCAGAAAGTTTTGAGGATGGTCTTGATCAACCACATCCCTTCCAACCTTCAGGCCAGTCTTGATTCCATTCTGGTATTCATCAACTAGGTCTGTCAGCTTGTATCTGCCGCCAGTCCTGTCGCAAAAACCGAATGCTCTTTTACCCTTCGCATACGACATCTATTACGCCTTGCTATAACCCTTGCCCCGCGTAGCGGCACCGCCACCACGACATGATCCGCCACTCTTTGCCGCTTTTACTGGCCCACCCTTCTTGGCGTAGCCCATTTTATTGCGAACTGGCTTGGGAAGTTTAGCCAATCCTTTTTTCCCTGCTGGCACAGGCTTCATCGACCCACCAGACTTCTTGCTCATAGGAAAACCAATATCCTTTAGCATCTTTTCCATACTTTTGGCGCTGGAACTTGAGCCGCCTTTTGACGACATAATTTTACGCAAAGCCGCGAGCTTCTGCTCTCTTGTAACAGCGCCGCCTTTGTCGTATCCCGTAACTTTCTTTTTCATCTTCCCACCAGACTTCATCGGAGACGCCATATCCTTCACCTTTTCTTTTGCATGTCTATATGTTCCCTGAAGCACCTCACTAAGAGCAGGAACATTTCTAGGATTATTCTTGTTTGCTCTTGAGTCACGACCGCCGGGGTTCATTATCTCATCTATTTGCCCAGTAAGGGTGCTTGTTCTTTTGCTCTTGGCTCTTTGACGCTTAGTTGGTCTTGGCTTAGGTGTGGGAATTTTCCCGCCATCTTTATAACCCATAGATTTCTTTTTCATGTTAACCTCCTAGATAAAACGTGTCGTATGGCACGAACTTCATTGATGATGAGTCTGTATCCTCTCCAGCGGCAAGCTCGAACTGGAACTCATACTCTTGTTTAAGCGGTGTCACACGCGCCGCCACTTCAGGCTTCTTCATCGCAATGTAGTAAGCCAAACCTGATACCAAGCAAGGAACAAACCTTGGCGGCACATCTGCTACAGAACCTATACCAGACGAGATGCCAGAGATGCCACGAAGTCTATGATACGAGAGAGTGTATGTGCCAGAGTCTGGTACAGGCCATAAAGTAAAGCTGACAGACGTTGCTTGGCGATCAATGTAAATCTGGGTAGGTCTTCCCTCAGTATTCTTGACAGATTGTTTTGCATACGTTGAAACGCTAATGCGCTCCACATTTGTATCCACCTGATTTGTACCTGTACCCGTTCTAATTTGATGTTCAATGAGGTCGATAGTGTCAGCAGGCATGGAATAAGTTGCTGTGCCTGCTGTAAGGGATATCGTACCATCGTCAATAGTCCAGAGATTAAGCCCACGATTTTGCCACTCCAATGTCAATAAGTTAAGGCTACGCCTAGCTGTCTTTAGGTCGTAGCCAGTTGTCATTTGAAGCCCTGCACGTTCAAACGCTTCTTCAAAAATTTCTGGTAAGTCTGGTGTTACTACAGCCATTACTTGACCTTCCTATGCGGCTTCACTTTAGCTCGTATCTTTTTAGGCTGTTTGGAGACTTGCTTACCAGCCTTAGTTGCTTTTCTTTTAGCACGGGTGGTGGCCGCGTATTCCTTAGCCGAGAGGGCTTTAATAGCTGATGCCGGAAGATAACGTTCTCCGGTTGCTTTTGATCCTTGGGTGGAGTTTTTACCACTTTTAGTCCTCCACTTTTGCTTGCCCCAAGCCTTTAAACTTCTTTGTGGTTTTTTAAGAGCCATTGATAAGTTTCCATAATACAAATATTACTATAACACTTAGAACTGCTATCCCCAAGATAACCACAATCCAGACAGCTATCTCTTCCCTTTGTTGTCTTATTCTAGCCGCCTCAGCCATTCTTTGCTTTCTAAGATCAGCCTGAACTTTTATAACTTGTTGCCACGAAGAGGGGCCATAATGCATGTTAACAAATGTTCTTAATTCGTGTTCCATCGCCTCTGCTTTTTTCTTGGCGGCGAATGTTTCAAGAGCTTCCTCTTCAATGCTCCCAAATTTTCTTTTCTTTGCCTTTTCGTGGCTGTTCTTAACCGTGTTAATAGCTCCCATCCAGCGTCCTAGATCCGCTGACATGGACTCTACTTCTTTACCTACTTGGAATCCCTTGCGAATAGCCGCATACGCAGTCTGAGCAACGGCTAAAGCTGATAATGGATCCATTCTTGTTCATCACTTTCCTCTCCCGAAAGATAAATTTAATTCTTGTAACCGCCGCCAGCTTTCTTATAAGCCTTCGCCAGCATTTGCGCTTTTCTTGCGCTCCATTGACCGGGGTTCCCGCCCTTGCCGCCCGCCTTGATTCTGTTAAAGATCCGCTTTCTAAGAGACGGCTTAGTATAATTGCCTGACTTATTGACACTAGACTTCGTTTTACCTCCGCTCTTTGCAGTTGACACTGGCTTGCTTCTTCCGAGCTTCATGGCCCTCATAGCCATATCCATTTGCTTCTGATCCGGGCTTTTTTCTGATGTTGCTCTAGGAAACTTAGCCATTTTTATATTGGCACCCTTTTTGGACTGTGCCGCTACAATCTTCTTTTGTTTCGCCATCTGCGCTTTAGCGCCTGTACCAGTAGGGATTGTATTACCCCTAACTGACTGACCAGATGCCCTTACAGACTTTCCTGCGCCAAGAACTTCATCAGAAGTCTTGTAACCAGTATTCCCACCAGATCTATATCTACGCACAGATATCTCCTTGACAACAATCTTGAACCACAGAATTACAAGCTAAACACTGCTCATGACCATGCACAAACACTGTCTTTAACTCCTCACCACACCGATTGCACCGTCTACAATGAACTCTAACCGAAGAAGTCTTTTGGTTTGTTTCGCTTGTTAGTATTTTTCTTGTGCTTACCGGGACGGCGAATCCGTTTCCGCTTGATACATACATTTGTAACCTTCATTAATCTCTCTTGTTACGCTTACCAGCAGTCCTAGTTCTAGGAAATGACCTGTTACTTTTTGTCGAGCTTACCTTTAGGTTCTTAGCTCTGTTGTCCCTAGGATTACCGTTCTTATGAGCGACATCTTTGCCATCGCCCTTCTTAACCTTGCCTAGCTTAATCATCTTTGCTCTTGCGGCATTACGACTGGCTCTGCGTTTTTTCTGCGCGGCAGACCCCTGATAGGTCTGATATTCGCGTCTATAGTTTCTCATTTGTGAACCTTTTGAATTGGAAAGGTCGCCTTTAAACTCGCTCCTTTATGTGGCTTAAAGCCACCAGAAGGATTCTTCATTAACTTGAAGCCTGACTTTGACTTCATCCAATGAAACCCCTTTGGAGCAGTTACAGACTTCTTGTCCATTATCTAATTGTTCCTTTTGTTTTGCCTTTAACAGCGCAACCATCGCCACGGCCTAATTTTCCGCCAGCCTTCATGGGCGTCATTGGCGTAGCGGCGTTAGAGGCCATAGGTGCGGCTGGTGTAGCCGCCATAGGGTTAGGTGCGGCTTTCTTGTTTCTTTGAGAGCTTGCCAATGCTCCTGCTATACCGCCAAGGCCTGCGCCACCTAATTTGCTCATGCCCTCCGAGATAGGGCCTTTGCCCTTCATGATGCTATAAGCTGGAGAGAATGTTTCTAAAAACTTCCCCATGCTTGCCTTTTTAACTGGCTTCTTTTTCATCTTATTGCCTTTCAACTGAGAACCTATGCTGGTTCTGTTAATGGTCATCTTACCC